GCAGTTAGAAAAGAACTTAGAATGATTATTGGTGCAATATACGGAGTACTTCCATTGTACTTCGGTGAACTACCAACTGGTTGGTCTCAGGAAGGTTTACAGGTTACAATTACAAACAGAGCAATCAAATGGGGTCAAGACATTCTATTAAAATCATTCTTATCAAAATTAGCAGGGTTAAAAGATATTGATGATTGGGAATTAAGATTAAAGTCTGGAGAAGAGACAGATAGATTAAGAGACTTGCAGATACAAGGAGTAGAGATAGAGAACATGAAATCACTGCAAGGACTAGGATTTGAGATAAGCAGAACACATACAGGCGAATTCAAAGTTTCAAAGGATCCAGTTGTTACCACAGCAGATATGGCAACAGCCGAAGGTACTCTTGCCGAAAACCCAGGACAGTTAAAACCGGGTGGACGAGGTAGAGGTACAGCAGCACCGAAAGAAGACCAACAGAGGTTTGAAGGAGAACCACAGCATAAACTTCCATCTAAAGTAGGTGGAATTGCAGGTGGACATCCAGCAAGTGGTCATGGAACTTCATTGAGTAGAAAGAATTTTCCAGACGGTATAACACCAGCAAACTTTGAAGCAGTTAAACGTACACTACAAACATCAGTAGATTTTGGATGGACAAAGAAAAAAACAGAGGCAGAATTAAGAAGTAAGGCATTTATGACAGTAAGACAGGCTAGACAGATAGTTAAAGACGAATTAGGTCAAACAAGGAGGTGGGAAGATGACGAAGAAAAGTAAAGGAGAGAAAACAAAAGCAACGGTACAAGTAAAGCCAAAGGCAGAAATAAAGTTTGTAGACAAGATTGAGGAGCAAGCAGAGAAGTTTAATAAGAAAGTAACAAAGGAATACAACGATACGATAAAACGAGCAGGCTCAGTTTACACTGCTAATTTTAAACTAATAGACGATACAATAGAAGAGATAAAGAAGGCAAGTAGAAAGGTTTCTACTAATGATTACTCGGCAAACAATGTATACATATTCTTACAGGATGCTTTAAAGAGAGTTCTTAAAGCAGAGAAGTAATGGGTACCAAGTTAAACGTTGATACTGGTGGATTAGACATTGGTAAAAAACTTTGGGATAAACATCAAGCCGACGAATACACACACGTAGATCATTATAAAGAAGCAATATGTATTAATTGTTTTTCAAAAGACGCTTCTGCTGCTACTATAGTTGATATATGTGGTGAATGTGCAGGTAAGCGTGGAAGAGAACCATTACTCGCTACTGTAACACAGAAGATGTATGGTCTTTGTTTCTTTTGTGGAAAACATAAATTCAATATTGAGCAGATAAACGCAAGATTTTGTAAGAAATGCCATAGAAAGATAGCAAATGTTACAAAAGAATATAACAAAAAAGGTGGAATGTTTGGTGCAGATCCATTCTGGATTTCCATGCGTAAGAAACATGGTAAGGATTGGAAACATATAATGAATAAGAATATAGGAAACAGAAGATAATTTAAATATAAAGAAAATACCATCCATACATGGTAGAAGAAATATTTCCAAACTTAGGCTATGAAGTTATACTTATAGTCATAGGTATATTTTTATCTGGTCTAGCAGCAAGTTTTGTAAGCCGATTTAAAAAGAGGCAGGATTGTCTAGAACAAATACAAAAAAATGTGGAGGAGTTGAACAAAAGGTCTTATCGCATAGAAAAGACCATTATTATTCTTGCAAAATTACAAGAGGATACAATATCAAAAACCCATCCTGAACTCAAGACCGAGTGGGAAGAAATTGTAAAGGAGTTATTAGACACAGAGTTACAATATAAAAAACTTACTAACTTTGGTCACTAGGATTTCCAGCTTCACTAAGTTTCATACGAGGTATATCGTCCAAACTCATTCCTTTTTTATACTTAGCTAGATCAGGTGGAGATAGAGTGAACTCCAATAATCTTTCTATACTCTTCAAACTTTTATTAGTTTCTCTTAATAGTTTGATTATCTCATTAAACCCTGCTGCTCTGAATATAAAACTAGACAAATAGATTCAACCTGTCATGTACCATGTCATAATATTTATTTTTGAATCTTATCATTGATCTCTTCTTAGGTTTACCACCTATTACTTTGTCTACCTTAAGTGACAGTAGTGGTTTTTGTCTGAATCTTCTAGGATAGAACTCTAATTGATTAGTCTTTGGATTATAGAATATCTTCTCTTTCTCTACTTGTAATTCATTACCACAAAGAAAGTTAAAACAACTACCATTACTAAAATGAACTATAGTTCTATCTAATGATGGTCGCATCTTTACTTTATCTGTATGTGTTACAACCCATAATTTATTGGACTCTATTGAATCTTCTGCACTATATCCCTGTGTGGGTCTTATGAAGAAATCTAATATAGGTGTTTCATATGTATATGCTTCTTGTTTCCCTTTGTATAGATTTTCATAATCTTCTAAATTGGTATATATGTAAATACTACTTGCCATACAGGTTGTATGAATATACTTAAATATAAAGCCTTCCATACTTCTATTATGTCAGACAAGTGTAAATGTGGCAAGAATAAATACGGTTACGGAGATGGGGTACATGAAGTTTGGATTTGTTATAACTGTGGTCATTTTGACGGTAAAGCACAGGGAGATGAAATATTTGTTGATATGATAATGCAAGATCCTAGTATAGTTCTGGCATTAATAAAGACTAAAACTCTAACTCCTATAAAGGGTTAAAATGTCGGAATTAGAATCATATGTTAAAGAAGAACTTAAAAAGATTGAAAAAAAAGACGACTGTAATACAGTCAAAATTACACGATTAGAAAATCCTTAAATACAACCATCTTTTATATGGGATATGGTAGAAGCACTAATACTTGTCGCTATTGCATCAGCAATAGGAGCAGGTCTGAACACGCTAAGAGGATGGTTACATTCTGATGGGGAATCTTACTCTGTAAGACGACTCGCAGGATCACTGATTGTCGCTACTTTTGCTGCTCTGGCTATTGCACAAGTCCAAATAGTGGACGGATTAACCGATGCTGGAATAGTATTGGTAGGTCTGACGGTTGGATTTACTGCTGATTATGTAGTGACTAAGGCCAAGAAAGAAGCTGAATAAGCAAAAGACAGGTGTAAGGGCATTATTTTATCACCCCTTTACCTACCTTTAACAATAACTTTATAAATAAAGAGTATATATAAAACACAATGGATAATGTATTCTTTAGGACATTAGTAACTAAGAGTCTAGAAACTAAATCAGATACTGATGAAAGATTCTTTGAAGGTCTATTAACAGTTGAAATGAAGGACAAGCAAGGAGAGATTACAATAGTAGATGAATTATACAAAGTACTTCCAACATGGATGGACAGGGGAGCACCTATCACAGATACACACTCAAATAGAGTTGTAGGTAAAGGTATCAATTTTGCAAAGACTGAAGCACAAGATGCAGAGGGTAATGTATATCCAGCAATTAAGATAACAGGAAAGATACATAAGGACTATGAATTAGATGATGATATTTGGAAAAAGATACAATCAGGTGAGTACAAGGGATTAAGTTTCGGTGGAGCAACAAAAGCCGATAGAGAGCCTGTAAAAATGAAAGATGGTTCTATTGCTTACGCACTTACAGATTTAGAACATTATGAGGTAGCAGTATGTGAGGACCCAGCAGTTCCATTGGCATTGATAACTCACACAAACCCATTGTCAAAAGCTATGGTAGATCATGAAGATATTGGTAATGGAGATATGCTTATCAAATGTGATAAATTTGGATGTTATGTAACAAAGCCTGACTTTAGTAATGCACAAGGAGATCATCATACTATGTATAATCAAGATGTAGATAGAGATACCAGTTCTAATAGGAAATTAGGAGACACAACAAACCCAACAATAGCAGATCAAGATGAAGGTACAACTGATGCAGGTTGGACAGGTAGTGGACATCAGCAACCAAAAGAAAAAGATAATGTAACAAAGCCAAAACCAGGACATAAGGATGGAGAGATAACAAAACCAATACCAGATGGTAAGGGTGGTAAAGGAAGCTTTGATGAATGTGAATCAAAGAATCAAGATAAGAAAGATCCAGGAGCATTCTGTGGAAGTATGCAAAATGGAGTAGAGGGTGGTAAAAAGAAAGAGAATGGATCAACTGGAATGACTCAAGGAAGGTATGGTGGTGTTAGAGGCCTAGGTGGCTATAATACATCACAACAGGGATCAGAGCCAATAGCACAGATAACTGAAGTAAAAAGACAGATAGAAGAGACAGAAAAGGCATTAGCAGATATAGTAGAAGATAAAAAGACACCAAGTTCAAATGGTGATGGCCAGGGATCTCATTCAATAAAAGGATATAGTACAATTAAACTATTAGAACAACTTAATACTAAAGCAGAATATGTTAATATTATGGCTGATCTTGGAGGTTTAGATAAACAAATGTTGGATGTTAATAAAATACTCCCAGCATTAGGTGCAGTAGCAGGAGCAGTAGGAAGAGGTGTTATGGGTGCAGCACAAGTTGCTGGCCGAGTTGGAGGTAAAATTGGCCAACAGGCAGGTAGAGCAGGTAGAGCAGCAAGTGAAGCAACAGATGGTGGACAAAAAGTAATAGATGCAGGTAATGCAATAGGTGATTTAGGAGTACAAGCCATGGATACAGCAGAAGACTTGGGAGTCACTGGACGTGCTGAAGACAGTCAAAGTGACACATAATTAAACAAATTTATATATATAAGCAGTTATAAGTCTAGTCAACAACATGACAGACGAAGACAAAAAACCTAAAGAAGAGAACAAAGTCGCTGCTGAAGACGACAAAAAAGTCAAAGCAGAAGACGACAAAAAGGAAGAAGAGAAGACAAAACAAGCTGAAGACAAGAAAGAAGATGAGAAAGAAAAAGCTTTCGAGACTTCAATCAAGACTGGCTTAGACGGTTTATCCGAGCAATTGACGAAATTTGCAGAACATCTAAAGGGCATAGACTCTAGAATCAAAGCTCTAGAGACTCCAACAGACCTACCAGCTGCCCCAGCAGGCACAACAGGATCAGACAATGATGTAGGAGCTGATATTACAGTTCCAGCACAACCTTATCCACAAGGTGACCAAGCAGGGTTAGACGATGACAGGGCAAATGAGAATGCACCAGCAGGTGATTCAGCACCATCAATGCAAGAGAAACCACTTCACAAAAGTGAA